CTGTCCGCCTCGTCACGCGTCCGATACGCCCCAGCAAAATCCCCGTAATCCTCACCAGCAACAAATAAACCTGGATCATAATTACTAAACGTCTTGTACGCAGAATCATCCTCACCCATCCAATCAGGACGGTTGTTCAACGTCTGATTAACCTGATTCCTATACGCATTATATTGAGCTTGATATCCCGCACCCTGCATGTCCGAATCCTGACCCGATAACCACGAATCAAAATCCTTCACACCCTCACGAATACGCTTGTCATAAAAATAACGATCATCGTTCTTCATATCCGCGTCAGTAGCATGAACCCTGTTCGTGTAATCAGAAACAACATACTCTGGCATATACGCAGCACGCTCGTCCGCCGTTAACCCAAACCGATCCTCGCTTAAATAAGTTACATAACGCATAAACTGGTCATTAAAATCCGCGTCAGGCTCGTTCGCCGCACTCCATGTCGCAAAATCATCCGGCGTCGGTACTACAGGAGCCGCTTCCTGTCCGCCGCCACCACCACCGCCTCCACTACCAGCAATAGTAGCTGCAACTGCGGTTATAATAAATCCAGGTAAACCCATTAAACCATGTCCTTCGCATACAAGCCACCAATAGGCTCAAACCCAATCCGCTCCAAAAATCTACCCTTCCGATCTATGTCGCCTCCACTCGATATCGCCAAAACAGTGCGTACCGCACCCCTCAACTCACACCAAGCCTTAAACCCTTCTACCATACGTTTGCCAACAAATCCACCTCGCGCAGATCTCCGAACGTAAAACAAAACCTCACACCCCTGTAATTGCGAAGAAAACCAAAAAGGCATCACCCCACCCAACAAAACCCCAACAACCTCACCACCGTCAACCGCAATCCCAGCATAACCACTCTCCATCATACGACACACAAACCCCGCCGCACAATCCCGATCCAACTCAAACTTACTATAATCCGTCTCAGAGTGCATCTCCCAACACAACTCCAGTATAGACCCAAGATCCTCGGGCCGCGCTTCTCGGTACTCGGTCAAGCGTAATACCCACGAGTCGCTCCACCAAACGGACTAGCCTGTTGCGGTTGAGCATAAACCTGCTGCTGCATGTTCTGAGGTTGAGCCGCAGTCAGCTGATTAATATATCCACCACGGTTAGCCGTCGGACCCTCAAAAGCAGCCTGCTGATAACCACCACTCGGCATCACACCCAACTGACGCTGAGGCATCTGACCATACGCCTGCTGATAACCACCACCCATCTGACGACCCATTCCACCCCCGCCAAACACTTGAGACAATAACGCAATCAACATCTGCATAGAATTACCACCCATCTGCATCTGTGGAGAAGGAGCACCATAACCACCAACCTGCATCGGATGTTGCATCATAGGTACGCGCTGCTGCATTGGAAAAGGTGCCATCCCCATAATACCACCCATCTGAGAACGCTGCTGCGCCAGCATCTGTTGACGCTGCTGTTGCTCCTGAAGATGACTCTGATACGCATCACTAGACGTAAACGCTGTCCGCAACTCATTCAAACGAGCTAACTCATCCTCAGTAGGACCCAAACTCTGCTCATACTCCCGTAAAGCTATAAACTCCGCGTTGTCCGCAAACGGATTCGCAGGACGCTGAGGTGCCGCCATCAAAGCACCCATCTGATTTATCTGCGCAAAAGCCATCAACCTCGCTCCTTGGTTGTTGGTAACAGTCTATACCAACCCCGAATGAAAATATAGAGGCGATTTTTTCTGGGCTTGTGGTCTACATACAAGTGCAATGGAATTACCCCCGAATGAATTTATGAAACCATGTATATAACACGCATACAGCAGCGCCACCCCCCGAAACGGGGGGTGCGGGGGTCGCGGGTCGCGCTGCGGGTCGCTGCGATGCGGCGAAGTAACCCCTGATCGTGCTGCATTGCAGCGTTCAGCTGCTGTCATTATTGGGAAAATAATTGTAAAAAATTGTAATTAATTGTATTTTACCTGTTGACATTCTCAATTCTAGGCCCCATAACTACGTTATGGCCCTTCGATGGGAGGGGCCAGTTAACCAGAAAGGAAAGACAATGTTCAATAACTTTATGATCCGCACAATGATCGAGAGCCAAAGCGAAGGCAACGATTTCCGCGCTGATCTTACTGCCGAGCTCGAAATGATCGACCAAATCGAAAAAGAGCTCAAGATCCTGAAGCAATCACGCCGCGAATTAGCAGTGGAAGAGGGCTTCGCACAATTCAAGGAAGTGACCATTAAGGAACATATCCGCAAGGAACATATCCAGAAACGCTTCACTTGGATCTAATCAACAGGGGGCTGCGGCCCCCACCCATCAACTAGAAAGGAAAGACAATGGCTTTAAATTATGATCTAACCAAAGTGGCAGCGGACTACAAAGACGATGCTATCTGGCCCATCACCAACGCTCTAATCTGGGGCACCATGTCAGTGGCAATGAACGAAATCACCGAAGACAATTGGAAAGAGTTCTACACCCGCTGCTATATGATCGAGACCATTCACGGGACATGGCTAAACCAAAACGGAAAGCGCCGTCCAATAACACCCGAAGACGTGAAAGATCATATCGGTCTACATACCAATGCATCAACGCTCACCAAAGCAAAATTCAAAGCGGATATCGACCGCCGCCTGAGATACGCTGCCGAGGTTATGATGCGATAAAAAGACTTGTGCCCCGCTTTAAAGTGGGGCATACTCTACTTGTTCAATAGAAAGGAAAGAACATGCCTAGAACATCATTCGGAAAAACACGTAAAGCTGACAACCCATATGCGGTATACTCTGATCCGCGCACTGGCTGGACATGGAAAGTCTTAAAGACTTACAAGCATTCTGACGCCGAGCGTAAAGATCCATATGCTCGGTGGTTCCTAGCTACATCATCGCCTATGACTGACTTTCGCGATGAGCTTGGCGACGGGTACGCTTCCGAAGTAATTCAGAACGGGATCCTTGTAGATGCTGAACCTGAATGGCGCGACGAATACAGCGTATAAACAACCCACGCCCAGGCGCTGCGATAGATGGAAGTCTCCGCGCCTGGGCTTTTCATTAGGAAGGAAAGACCATGGCTATTCTAATATTCTTGTGCGGATTTATCATCATCGCCTGCATCGGTGCATGGATCATCGAAAGATGATGTTATTTGACCGTCTTTATATAATTATCAATCCGAAAAAACCGAGTCTCGCATGGTCTAGGAAAGATGGCTGGGACTCACGTAGCCATGAGATATTTACATATATCGAGCGTAGGACAATGACGTTACCGGAAAATGGCGAGTGGCGGATCCTCAAACTCTAAACTAATCCCCTGGCCCTTGGGATAATGGGCTGTCTTTCCTTTGCTCCAGGTGCGCAAGCGCCTGGGGCTTTGGCGTTCAGGCCGCAGGCCGCAAGGCGCAGGCCGCAAGGCGCAAGATCGTTGCCACCTGGCAACCATTACCGAGTGGCAATTAATTGTTGACAGCTTGTTCCTGGTTTGGTAGTGTCAGGTATAGGCAATAGGGCCTAGTTAACCAGAAAGGAAAGACCATGAAAAAAGGTTACACTTCACACCGGAATCTTGAGGCAGAAGTTCGCATTGATCTAGGCGAGCTTGGCTTGGTAATTCAGGAATTGCCTGCGGACAGCAAGATCCGGCAGAAGTTGGAAACAGTAAGGCGGCAGATCTTGGAAGACATCCGCGCGTCGATAGACTACGAACTTAACTAGGGAGGGGGGGCTTCGGCCCCCTAATTTTTTATGGCAACGTATAACAAAGAAGCAGTTGACCAGGCTATCAAAACATCCAGGCTACCAATATCTAAGAAAGAAGCCAGGCTAATCCATGCACTCTTGAAAGGGCGCAAGGCGCAAGGCGCAGGGCCAGCGCGCAAGGCGCAAGACAAATAAAACTTGTGCACTGCGTACAATCTGTTATTATCAAACCGTTAACTAGAAAGGAGACAATATGAAACACGCTATCATCTACAACGGGCCAAGCCTATTGGATGGAAAGCCAATAGTCGTTATCGCGACCTATTCAAAGCGCAACAAAAAGACTGGTCACGTTGTGCAAACCTACATCTTGCGCTCGGATATTAATCCGCTGGAAGCCAGCAAAACGGGCGCGGACGTTTCGATCTGTGGCAATTGCCCAATGCGCGGCGAACCTACCACGGATCCCAAGCGCAAGATTGCCAAAAAGCGCAAGTGCTACGTGAATCTTGGGCAAGGTGTCTTGATTGTTTTCAAATCATACAAGCGCGGCGTTTATAAAGAGGGCGACCCGCGCACCATGGGCCGCGATAGGTTCGTGCGCGTCGGGACATATGGCGATCCCGCCGCCGTGCCGTCCGAAGTGTGGGACGAATTACTAGCAGAAGCGGACACTTGGACAGCCTACACACACCAGAAACCTTGGCGTCCAGATATCGCAATGCAAAGCGCGGACAGCCACAGCGAAGCAATCGCACATTGGAAAGCCGGACGCCGGACATTCCGAGTAATCGCGGATCTTGGCGACATCGACAAAACAAACGAGGCACTATGCCCAGCGTCAAAAGAAGCTGGACGCCGCGTCCAATGCACCGCTTGCAAACTTTGCAAGGGATCCAGCCTAGCAAAATCAATCGCGATAGTAGAACACTAAAGACCAGGGGGCCACGGCCCCCTTTTTTTATTCGCCCACCGCTCGGAGCCCACGGTTAGGGCGCAACAAACCAGTTAAAACAGGGCGCAGGGCGCAGAACAAGTCAGGAACAGAGCCAACGCGCAGGGCGCAGGGCGCAAGACACCCCTGATCTCGGACCTCGGGCCCCTGATTTCCCCCAAATAAAAGTATCTCTTGGGTAGAGGCCCTCTTTACTAAGTAAAAATTTAGACCACCTCGGGCCCAATATGCCATATTCCAAGCAACTTGGTGAGGAGAGATATTTACCTTATTGGATTTTGCTACCTTCAATTCCATCCAGAAGGGTATGCTGTCCCATACGATATGGACATCAGGTACACCTCCGCCGTGCTTGTTTTCAATCCTCGTTGCGAAGCACTTCTTCGGTAGGTTCGTCCTGATCGATTGCCAAAAGTTCGCCTCTGGTCCCTTGCTCATCTGGTGTAATATCCTTTGCTGTTCCTTCGATCACAAACGCTTGCGGATATTGCTTCTGCAATGCAGCCAGTCTGGCAGTGATTTCATCTCGCGACATCTGATCAATGGTGTTGATGTTTTCTCTTCGATCAACGGTCAAACCACCCAAAGCAGAGCGGATCTTTTCGGCATTGATAGCAGCAGAAAATTGTCCTGCATCTTCTGCACCAAGCGAAAGTTTATGTAGACGTTCAAGCTGTCCGATGGTTGTCACACCATACCGCCGTTCTCTTTCTTCTCGAAGTTCTTGTATGTATTCCAGAACGTGAGGGTAATCACGACCATTCAAAAGTTTGGATGCCGATACGTTAGCAGCTTCAGCAGAGAACCCTGCCTTCCTCGCACATTCAGCATTCGAGTAGATGCCTTCGACTACATGTCGAGCAAAGGTTCTTTGTCGGTTGGTCAGTTGGCGACCGTGTTGTTGTTCAATCTTCTTCTCAAGGGATGCCATGTCTGCCTCGTTGTGTTCTAACCACAAGTTAAACCAAGGGCAAAAAGTTTTCAATAGATTGGATGAGCTATGCATTTGCAAAGGGGGCCATGCACCCAGTGCAACTCTACTATAGGGAATTTTTCCACAAAAGTGTAATCACTGTAATCATTTTGTAATCACTTCAGGGCAGTTTTTCCAATGTTTTCAATGGGTGATTACACTGATTACGGTGAATACACCAGATTTGGATTGAAAAAAATATTTTTTCAAAAAATCTAGCTCAGACTGTATATATGTAATCTTTGTATTTTAGATCCCCACTTGACAAAAGGACCGAGACCCATTAACTTACAAGCTATCAACAAGTAAAGAAGGAAAGATCTATGACTACATTTACTTTTACATGGCGTGAAGTTGAGGGCGGTGATTTCTTTGAAACATCGATCCCTGCCAACACTGAAGAAGAAGCACACAACAAATGGTCAGAATGGGCGAACGGTTTCTGGGAAACTGACATATCTCTTCTGGCATTTTTTCTTTGCAAAAAGGAGGTGTGATAATGCCTAATCATTGTTATCAGGGGGTCCACATCCATGGGCCGAGGTTCTTGGTGAAGGAACTGTATGATCATTTAACCAAGGCTGACCCAGAGTTTTGTCAGGTTGTGAAGCCGATGCCGTTTGAGCAGTGGCTTGCGCCCAAGACCCAATGGCAGGGGTTTGAGGTTGAGGGTTGGTATGACTGGCGAGTTAAGAACTGGGGTACGAAGTGGGATGTTGTGGACGTTGAGATCACGCAGCCTTTGACGGTTCATGACGACGAGGATGTTGAGCCGTTTAGCATGAAGGCATCGTTTAGTTTTAGTTGTTGGACGGCGTGGGCTCCGCCTATTCCTGTGTGGGACAAGTTGTATGAGATGGGTATCAGTGTTGACGCTGACTATCAGGACGAGGG